GTTTCTGGATCGTTTAGCATGGTTTCAAAGCATGCATCACAAAAACACAGTTCATCAAAGCAAATACAATATGCTTTTCGTGTGCACCTGGAACAAATTTTGTTCTTGTATGTCATTAATTGTATAGTTTATTACTTCGTAATAAACCCTAGGGCAATCCTACACAAAAAAAAACTACGTTTTTATTCATCTTCATTTCCATAATTGTAACGAATGACACTGTAGTGTCCTTCGTAGGCAATCCTACATGAAAAAAAACTTTTTTCTATGTCCTTCCGTGGGAATTAGGTTCAAATTTAGTGGAGTGGAAACAAAGGTGTGTGGGTGCATAATAGGCGCAAAGTAAGCAATAAATAAGTAAAAGTAGTGCATTTAGTATATGATTGAGCAGTTCGTACCCTATTTGGTCATGGTTTGTATTGTATTTGGTGGCTTGTGTGCCGTTGTTACTACTAGGAACATCACAAGAAGTGCGCCAATCAGTACAAAAATTAAAAGACAGTATGATTTGTACATATCCGACCTGGAGAGCTCAAATAAGCGTCTTAATGGGAAACTTAATCAAATGAAGAAAACGATCAGTTTAGATCCAGAAGAAGCGGGAGATCCATTTAGTGCAATAGGAAGTATTATAGACCAAATAGCCCCACAACTTCCAGCTGGAATCAGACCCTTACTAAAGAATAAAAAGGCAGTAGACTTTATTTCTAATTATGTTCAGCAAAACCCAGATGCAATTAAATCAATTGTGGAAAAATTCACCAGCAAACAAAAAGGGAACAATAACCAAACCCCGTCAACAGAGAATACAGGAACCTTGTAAGACCTGTGAAGACACAGAAACAGGAATCTCATGTGGTCAAGTATTATCAAATGATGTTGGAGCAGGCGGTAAAGAATATTTTTCGTTAATGGACTGTCCTACCTGTAAAGGGCAAAAGTTTATTTATCAATAATAATAGTTACACTCATGGTCGTAACAAGTCTAATTAAAAATATTTTACCGATTGCAGTAGTTGGTTTAGGTTTAGCATTTCTTTATAATGTTGTAGCAAAACCAGCAAGTGCACAACAATCAGCAGCAGCTTTAAGTTCAACATTATCAGGTTTTGGAACTGGTATAGGTCAAGTGGGAACTGGAATAGGTTCTGCTTTAAGTTCTATTGGCTCTGGTTCAGCCAAATTATTAGATCCATTATTTAGTTTGAAAACTTTAGTTTATGGAGAAAATGCACAAGCATTAACTGCAAGTGATTCAGCTTCTGTTCAAATAAGACAACAAGAACAAGAATTAACAGCATCTAGTACATTAATTGATGATCCAGTTGTAAATACTGCTTCAGATAGTCCAGGAGTAACTCCACAAAGTCCAGCAAGTGAAACAGCAGTTCCGGAAACATTTGCATCTGTGATAACATATCCATCAGGTGTAACAACCACTTATCCATTAAGCCAGGCAGCTATAGATTATTATCGTAATATAGGAGTTGAGGTTAAATCACAATGAAAAAACGAAGAACTGCCAAACAAAAGGCCGCTACTAGAAAATTAGTTTCATTAAACAAAAGACGCAAAACAAAGACAAAAAGACGTACATCAACGAAAAAAGGCGGTATTAGAAAGACCGCACGAAGAGCTTATAAGAAAGTTCGAAAGACTACTAGACGTATGCCACGAAGATCATCACTTAAAGGACTAACAAGTTCTAGCACACTAAAGAAAGTAGCATTAGGAGTAGGAGGGGGAGCACTTGCAACTGCAATGATCTCCTTTATTGCACCAAATAGTTCAATAGCAAGATTCGCAGCTCCAGCAGGTGCTTATGCACTTGGAGGAATTGAAGGAATTATCGGACAATTTGCTTTAGGTATGTTAAGACCTAGTCCATCAGGTAATCAAAACGTCGCACCACAAATGGAGGTATTATAATCATGGGTGTTCCCATAATGAGACAATACACATTCGCAGCCCCTGCCGCAATCAATCAATTTGCCCTAGCCACTGACGATGTCACTGGCTTAAGCGTACAACAGCTAAACAAGGACAATGCGATCATTGACTATGTTAATGCAGTTAATCCAGCAGGTGCAGCACAATATCAAACAAGGTTATTCATCAATAACTTAGAAGCAGGCCCTACATTCTTCTCTAGCAACTCAAACAGTGCTAGTGCAGGAAGAACAATCCCTGGTCCATTGCCAATATCTGTTCAAGGTAACAGCGGCGGTAAACAACTAAGTTATTCAACAGCACAAACAATCTTGGGTGGAGGTGTTGCAGCTTATCAATTTATTGTCAAATACGCAAATCTATTTTGAGGTGTTACAATAGATGCCTACAAAGATTCAAGGATTCGAGGTTTTAACCAAACCGAAAGATACTTCGATAGAATCATTTCCTATTTTTATAACCGTTCCTCAAGCAACTACCCGCATTGTTACATTCCCAACAGAGTTTAATGCAGTAGCAATAGCTCTCCAGATCGAAAACCAAGATGGAACCAATGCAGCTAGTTATAGAATAAACAGCTCAACCAATCCAATGATAAACTTACCAGCTTCTAATTTCAGAAGCTTTGCAGATATGAATATTGTTAGTGTAACTGTAACAACTGGAGCTGTAGGGCCTTGTATCATATCAGGTCAGATGGCAGCATTACCTAAACCAATTATGGGGGAAGTTCTATAATGGGTTTTGGAGGGGGATCAGATGGATCAACAGGAATTACCGACCATGTTCATTCTGCCGCAGTAGGTGAAGGAGGTTCATTGTCAACAAGTGATACATTAATTTCTAATACTAACTTGTATAGTAGAATTATAATTGGAGTGTAATAAATTGAAAATTAATAATTCTTTAAATGTTGCAAGATGGGAAAAATTAATTTGTCAATGTAACCATGATTCTATAGAAAAAGAATATCCAATTTTCAAATGCCAACATTGCAGATGTAAAGAAGCTTGGGAAAGTGTACCGCAAAAAGATTTTACAATTCAAGAATATGATTTAGATGGTGAAGGTGAGCCTTTAGATACTACACATGATATAGTAATTAGTGAAATCACTTTAGTTCGTGGTCATGACCTGGAAGACGTTATCGGCTGGCATTATAACGGAGGTGTTAACTAATGGCAATTGGAGACATTGTTGGTCAAGTATATCAAGTTAATACAATTTTTCAACCGGCAGCTTCAGTAACGATAGTTATTACTCAACTTTTTGGTAGTGGACCTAATGGAAAAGTAGAAGGATTAGGGGATTATGACACATTCGCAGATAATTTTACACAACTTGGATCAACTTCGATAAAGGATTGGGGTGCTTTACAAAAAATATTCATAGATAATGCAAAATATCTCCAATTTAAAACCAGTGGAAGTGCAAGCACACACTCTGGTTTTACAGGGATGCAAATAAAATAGGGAGGTGTTATGATGACAGAATTTTTCGCTACTTTAGCATTTTTAGGTATTGGTTTAACTACAATTACTGGAATAATCGCTTTAAAAATATACAATCCTAACAAATGATTGAATATTTGACACCAGCATTGTTATTTTTTATTCTAGCGTTCGCTATAGAAACCAGGATGAAAGTAGCTAAATTATGCGGTAGATTAGACAAGTAAACAGTTTTAATAGTATGATCATGTCATTTAAATAGAAGTCTTGACGGATTTCAAAAAAAAACGGTAGAGGGCATTGATAACCCCTCATACCTATTGATTTTCCCATGGTATTTGACAGAAACAACAGTGTGCATACCCTTGATCATTGCAACAACTGATCAAAAATACGTGTTTTCTTGAATAGCTCTTGCTTGATTTTCTGCATCTATCTTTAAGCCTTTTTTCGATTATAGTTTTTCTTTTTTTTTCTTCTATTCCGTGAGTAATGAATAAGTTATGTTCTCTTACCCAATCTCTACAAAGGCTAGGATCTGATAAAAACGTCATGCTTCTATTGTTTCCTTACACTTTGGACACTTATCAAAGATAGCGTATGATTTAGCCAAAATAACTCCACAATTACCACAGAAATTTGTGGTAACTTCGTGAGAGCTAGATCTAAGCTTCGCCATATTGTTCAAGCACCTTCTTCATTAGTTCCTTAGTTTCTGGATCGTTTAGCATGGTTTCAAAGCATGCATCACAAAAACACAGTTCATCAAAGCAAATACAATATGCTTTTCGTGTGCACCTGGAACAAATTTTGTTCTTGTATGTCATTAATTGTATAG